GGATGCTGGTACATGGAGGGGCTCCTCCTTTCGCCGTAGACCTGGATAATCCACAGCTTCGGGGAGCCCCTCCTGTTTGTCACGAACTATTCTGGGAACAACGTCCTGGCCTTAAACAGCTAGTAGGCAAGGATTACCTTCGCTCAACCACAACAGAAATAATCGTTGAATGGGCACCACCTGCTTCAGATAACAGGGCAAGGTATTCCAGATATGAGTTAACGGAAAAGGGCGAGACGTATTGCAAGGAGCATAACCTCTAGACGTTTGCCCCAGCAACGCAAACAGCCCCCACCCCGCAGGGTGAGGGCCGTGTGCCACGGTCGTCGCGCTAGCTCTTGTCGGTGGCGTCCGTCGCTTGGGCGGCGACCTGCGCCTTGGCGTCCTCGACGGTCGTGACGGTCACGGTGGGCGCGGCCGCCTCGTCGGGGTCGCCGCCCATGGCGCGGATGGCGTCTGCCACGCTGACCTGCTTCATGGCTAGACCTCCTTCGGCGTGCGAGACGCGAAGCCCGCGAGGCCGGGCACGAGCGCCGTCGGGGCACCCGAGTAGAGCGCCTGGTAGAGCCTGCTCGTCCACGGGGACTCGTCCCCGTCGAGCTGGAAGCACGGGATGTCGGTCCCGAAGCACGCGTTGTGGATGGTGTTCAGCACGGTGATGTCGTCCACGTCGGTGAGGTCGTGGAGCCTCGCCCCGTCGAAGTAGACGCAGACCCCCGTCGCCTGCAGGTTGGTGATGATGCACTCCATGTGACGCTTCCTTCCGCCTGTCGTGGGGGCGGCCGCGGTCGCCCCCGCCATCTTGTCGTACCAGTCCTGCGCCCGGGAGATGTACGCGTCCTTCTGCGAGCCGTAGATCTCCCCCGGGCACGACGTGCTCACGAAGTAGCGGTGCGGGAACACGTTCGTGAGCCACTCCGGGCGCCCGAGGCCGTACTTCCGGCACACCGCGGCCACGAGGTGCGCCCCGGCGTCGAGGCACGCGTCCGAGATCGTGCCGTCGCTACGGTTTGCGTGCTCGATGCCGATGGACTCGCAGTTCGGCACCCACTTCCCGCAGTTCCAGCTGGTGTCCGCGTCGTATACCAGCTGTCCGATGCGACCCGACTCCTCCACCTGGTAGTGGGCGGATGCCTCCCTCGACTGCCAGACGCGGTGGCAGTCCTCGACGGTGAGGTTGCCGTCGTTGTAGTGGACGATCACCTTGTCGAGCGTGTGCCCGTCGCGCCCGCCCGAGAAGTGGACGGTGAGTATGTCCTCCGTGTCGGCCACGAGGTTGTCCCAGTCCATCTAGACCCCCTTGCCGTCGCCATCGGCTGCGGGTATGTCGGGCGTGGCAACCACAGATGCCGCATCGACGCTCGTCGTGGTGGGGTTTGTAACCGCAGAAGTGGGGTTTGTAACCGCCGCGGCACTCTCCGTAGCCACGACGGGGGCCGTGGTAGCCGTCTCCGTCTCGGTGGTCGTGGCCACGACGGGAGTCGCGGCCGTGGTCGCAGCCGGGCTCCCGCCGTTGCCGATGGCCGCGATGACGGGCGTGAGCACCGCCATCGAGAGAGGCACGACGTAGAGCGAGTAGGGCGCAGGAATCTGCCCCACGGCCGTGACCGCCACGCCCAAGACGCCCTCGACCACCGTGTGCTCGATGAGCGCCGCGGCGTCCTTCCGGGCGCACCAATTCACGAATGCTTGCACGATCTTGTCCATGTCATGCTCCAATCCGCCCCCGCAGGGGCATCGTCCGTGCTAATCCGTGTCCTACGCGGCATCGCCCCCGGGTGGTGCCGTGGGCCACCGGATTACGTCCTTGTGCAGTCCTGCTATCACACCGTCGAATCCAAGCGCCTCGTAGGCGCCGTACATCTCCTCGAAGTTGTCCTTGCGGTCTGTGGGCATGTAGCATCCGAGGTCCTGGTACTTGTCGTGGTCGTCGATGAGCTTGCCGCGAAGCAGCAGCCCGATGCCGTGGCAGAGGGCGTCGGTCTTGGCGGAGTCCGTCTTGCGCTGCTCCTCCGCTTTCGCCGCGAGCTCCTGTCGCGTCTTGTCCGCCGCATCGAGCTTGTCGGAGAAACGCTTGACGATGAGCGTGACGGCCAGGGAGATGGCCCCACCGATGACGAGCAGGATGGTCTGCGTGAGCAGCTCTGAGTCCACCGGCCTCACCTCCGCCCTTCGACGCGGACGATGCCGATGTAGTCCCCGGTCGTCGCGTTGTTGGCGGTTCCCCAGATGCCCGTGGAGTAACTGCCGTTGATGACAAAGGCATTGACCGACGTTCCGCTCACAAGCACCGTCTTGCTCTTGACGGTCATGTTCACGCCGTTGTAGGCATTGGTGGTCATGGTGACCTTTTTGCCGTTGGGGAACGGGACCTCGACGCTTCCCCACCAACCGTCATCGGTGACGTAGAAGAACGTCAGCCTCTTGAAGTTCGCTGCCGTCTCCGAGAGCGTTATCTCTCCGCTCCGTGACGTGGGCACGGTCGGTGCCGTGTCGTAGTCACATGCCGTGTTCGGACCGTTGTAGAGCACGACGGGCTGGATGGCGGTAGCGAAGCGGGTCCCGAGCGTTATCGCGGACTCGCCCGCCCACGTGTGCTTCCCCATGCCGACGAGCAGCGCCCAGAGCGCCGACATCGACACGTCCACCCCGTCGGCGGCGAGGCTCGGGTCCTTGACGAAGAGCCACTGGCCCGACAGGTCCACGCACCCGCCCGCCTCGCCACTCGCGCTCTCCTTCCGTGCCGCCACGCATGCGGGCTCGCCGTCCCACGACGAGTCGCACGACATCTCGACGCCGTCCTGGGTGCTGTGCATCCCGACGCCCTCGTAGTCCGTGCCGCCACGGTGCCACTCCACGCCGCGGATGGTCACCAGGCCGCCGAGGGAGCTTATGACGCCGTTGACGGCATCGATTGAGAAGAGTTCCGCCAGCGCCTTTCTGAAGGCGAGCTTCGCGCTCGTCAGCAGCAGGTTGAGGCCCGAGAGGTCGTGGTCGTCCGTCGAGCTGACGTGTGCGCCGTCGGCGTCCCACCAGAAGTGGTTATCCGTGGCGGCGGCTGCTGCGGCTGCTGCGGCAGCCTTGTTGTAGGCCGCCTTCGCCGCCTCGTAGCTCGTGGACAGGCTCACGGCCGAGTACGCCCACGTGCCGTCAGAGAAGATGGTCTCGTCGCAGGCATAGAGGCTGTTGGTGCTGCCCTCGGCGTAGGTCGGCTCCGTCGCGGCCCACGACCCGCCGGGCGGGCTCGCCGTGGGCTTGGCCGGTGCGGTGAGCGTGCTCGACTGGAGCAGGTACCAGCGCGTGGTCGAGGCCACGTCGGTGATGGATGCCACGGTCACGGAGCCGGCAGCCCTGACGGCCATCTAGCCCTCCAGCTGCGCGACGTAGGTCGCCTTGCCCGTCACGTCGCCCGCGTCGATGGTGAGCGTCTGACCGGTGGCCGCGGCGGTCGTTGAGCCGTCCTTGTACCACCTGATGGTGCCGAGGGCGGTGAGGGCCGTGCCCGTGACCTCGACGCCGCCCTTGTAGACGTGCGCGTTCAGCACGGTGGCGATGGAGCTGTTCTTGAAGATGAGCCCATTGCTCGATGTGACCACGAGCGTGAGCGCGTCCGCACCATCGGTGCCGTTCGTGCCATTCGTGCCGTTCGTGCCGGCAGCGCCTGTGGCCCCCATCATCCCGACGCTGTAGGCCGTGGAGGTCGTGGAGTCGCTGTAGGTGATGACGGTTCGCGTCCAGAGGTACTGGCTCGCGCTCACTGCGGGGACGGTGGCCGTCCACGTACCGGTGGGGGCGGTCGTGTCCGACGAGGACGCCTGGTACGTCACGGAGGTAGAGGATATCCCCTTGCCCGCCGCTCCCGTCGTGCCTGTCGCGCCCTTGAAGGCGATGGAGAAGCTGAAGGTCTTGTTGATGGTGATGTCGGTGCCGACGTGCACGGGGATGGTGATCGTCCCGCCTGCCGCGACCGTGGCCGCGAGGGAGAAGGTGAGCGTCGGCGAGGTCGCATCCGTGTCCTTGCTGACGGTGACGCCTGTCGGGGCCGTGACCTCCGAGAGCGTCACCGACGCGGCCACGACGTCGCCACCGAGCATGGCCGTGATCTTCGCCGTTGTTGTCTGCGCCGTGCCGAGCGTCGAGGTCGAGCCGACGAAGGTGTGCGCCTCGTTGTCGAGGATGACGGAATACGCGTCCGTAACATCGACGATGGTCGCCTGGTTCACTGCTTTGACTGTCATTTGTCATGCTCCTTTGATTGATTAATCGACTACGACCGATGCCTCGAAGCTCGTGCGGGCGTTCACGTCCGCGGGCGAGACCGTGAGGGAGAAGCCATTGTTCGAGAGCCTCGAGTCAGATGCGAGGATGGTGCTCCAGCCATCCTCGTCCTCGCGCTGCCACTTCCACTCGATGCGGGCCGTCGTCCCGAAGGCCGTGACGAGGGCGGTCTGGTCGTCGATGCGGTTGCCGCCCGGCTGGTAGACCGTGACGATGAGGGTGGTCGAGATGGCGTTCGACTTGAAGACGAGGCCGTGGGTCGAGGTGATGGTGGCGGCATCCTTGGCCACGTCCGTCACCTCTACGGATATGCCGGCGCACGGCGGTGAGACGTTGTGGGCCGCCGTGCCGTCCAGGTCGCAGGTGTCGTCCTCGCTCGTGGCCGTCACCGAGACGGTCGTGCCGACGGCGACGTCCAGATAGGTCGTGCTCCCCGCCTTGGCGAGCTGCGCGACCCGTGTGCCGTCCACGAGGAGGTTGACGCAATGGAAGTCGGCCGGTATGCCTCCCGTGAGCGTGCCGTCCCACGAGACGTGCAGCGATCCGTCACCGGACCAGGCCGTGACACCCGTGGGGATGCCGGGCGGCGTGGTGTCGCCCACGTGGGTGGCCATGGTCGAGCCGGAGGAGTTGACCGCGCCGAGCACGGTGCGGGTCCCGTCCGAGTTGGTGACGGAGATGGAGCCGGACGGGCTCGTCTTCGCCGACTCGGAGGACCTGGCGGCCGAGAGGGCCGCCCGTGTCAGCACCTCGCCCTCGTCCATGAGCCCCGGGAGCTTCCTGTGTATCATCCTTCCCCCTACCTGTAGACGGACGGGTCGACCCACGGGTCGGCGATGGGATCGAACGTGAGCGTCACCGTGCCCGACTGGTCGCCCGTGGCCTCCATGAGCCGCAGCCGGTACGTCCCGTCGGGCATCGACGGGTGGCCCGAGAGGTCGACGTCGACCATCTGGCCGGGCCATATGGCCCCGGGCCGCGGCACCTCACTGTCCCCGAGCGAGACGTCGCCCTGGATCTGGACGAGGGGCGTGGCCGAGGCGGCGAGGACGGCGTCCGTGTGGGCGCGCACGAGGTCGGCGGATCCCCAGTCAGTGTCGGACCTCGTTGCCTCGACGAGCGGCCAGGGGTCCGTCGCCGAGCACAGCGACAGGTCCTCGGAGAGGTGGCCGATGGTCGCGACGTCGCTTCCGGACCCGCTCCCGTAGACGCGCATCGTGGGCCCGGTGTGCGCGACCTTGAGCCCCTGGATGGTCCCGCCGCCCGGGAACCACGTGAGCGTGGGGACGATGCCCTCCTGGGCGAGGCACGGCTCCGAGTCGGAGCCGGCGACCAGCCGGACCCGCACGTGGGAGGCGTCGGCGAGGTATGGCCTCAGCTGCACGTCGGGGCCGCCCGAGACGTTCGCGATCGCCTCGATGAGGCGGCGGCACGAGAGGTTGGCTACGTCGTAGGCCGAGTACGTCCTCTCGTGGCCGCCGGCCTCGCCGAGGTACGGCAGGTCGATGGGGAGCGCTCCCCCGGGCTTGGCGGACGTGCACAGCCTCACGAGCTCGCAGACGATGGCCCGGAGGCTCATGCCGGACAGGCTGATGGCGTCCGTGGAGGTCGACCCCGCGGACGTGCCGTAGGCCCCCTCGCGCACGGCGATGCGGTCGTCGAGCATGGCCATGGGGCTCGAGAGGTCGAAGCCCGTGTCGAGCTCGCCGTCGGTGCGCTGCCCTATGGCCCCGACGAGCACGGGCACGGCCGCCGAGCCGTCGCCCTCGTCCCACATGAGGCAGACGGAGCGGCGCGACGGCGCCAGGGCGGAGTTGCGCCCCGCGGCGTCCGTCGCTGGGACGTCCGCCCAGGGGAGGGAGAGCCCCGTGGCGTCCATGGCGCCGAGCCCCTTGTCGTCTGTCGTGGAGAGCGAGGAGTCGGGGACCGTGAGGTCCCATGACAGCCTGGGGACGTCCAGGGGCGCGCCCAGGAGTCCGGTCATGGTGTCCATGAGGTAGCAGCGCCACATCAGGAGACCCCCTCGTCGAAGGTCATGAGGCGCTGCCCGGCCCATCCGTTCGCGTCCCCCGTGCCGTAGGTGTGGAAGTTCGCCACTCCGGGGACGATGGTCGCGTAGACGCTGTGGTCGCCCGCGGGCACCGTCCACACGTCACGGTAGAAGCCACTCGTCGCGCTCGACGGGAACGTCCTGTGCTCGAACGTGCGCATGAGGACGCCGTCGAGGTAGAGGTGGACGTAGACCGATCCGTCGGAGCCCGAGAGCGACGCGCACGTGACCGTGACCTCGACGGAGACGAGCCTCTGGGTGGGCAGGTGGATCGTATGCGCCGGGAGCGTGATGGCGGAGTCGTAGTCGGCGCTCTGGGACCACGTGGTGTCCCCGAGCTTGCCCAGGCTCGCGCCGTACGGGATGGCATAGCCGACGGGCGTGGCCCGGTAGGCGTTGGCCGTCGTGGTGGCCCCCGCCGGCACGAGCATCTGGGCCAGGGGCGTCGCGTAAATCGGTATGGTCGGAGCTGTCGGTGCTGCCGCGGGGGTCCCCTGCGTGACCCCGAGCGTCACGAGGTTGTCTGCGTCCCCCTGGCTGGCGTCGTGGGCGCAGAGCCATACGACGTCGATGCGCGGGTCGCTCGCGTTGGCCGCCGAGACGGCCGGCGTGCTCCCGCCGGGGAACCACGCGAGCACCTTGCCGTCCGAGTCGCCGCGCGAGAGCACGGCGACGCCGGAGGCGACCTCGTAGGCGAGCGTCGTCGTGCCGGAGACGGCGAGCCCGTCCACGACGCCCGTGGAGGCCCACTGGGCCGCCAGGATGTGGCGCATGTCTGACACCGTGGTACCGACCTTGCCGTCCGGCGTCTGTGGGATCCCGAAAGCTACCGACATGGTGTTCTCCAATCACGATCAGATGTAGGTGTCATGGCACGAGACCTCGACCTGGCCCGTCCCCGAGGCCGTGAGCGCGAGGGTGAGCGAGCCGCCCGCGGGGACGGACGGCCATCCGCGCGAGGTGAGGGCGCGGGTGACGTCCACGCCCGCGACGGTGGCCACGCGGCTGCGGCAGTCGAGCACCACGGGCTGCCAGCGCACCGGCTGGCCGTAGGCGAGCTGCGAGCCGGTCGCGACGTCGGTGAGGACGAACCCACCGGGCATGTCGCCCGCGGCCGTGATCACGGGCGTCGCGGCATGCGTCCCGCGGTTCGCCACGGTGCACACGGACGCCGTCGCCGCGGCGTCGCCGTAGGAGAGCGGCCACAGGAGCACGCCCGTCTCGGACCAGACGAGCCCCTGCGTCGACGGGGCGCCGGGGACCATGAGGCCGACCCGAGAGGCGGTCGAGAGGCGCTCCGGGCGGGGGAACCCGAACGTGAGCGTCGCGAGCTGCCAGTGCGGGTCCCACTTCCCCGACTGGTCCACCGCGAGGGACGCGTGGCCCTCCACGTAGGTGTCGGACGTCTCGTCGACCACGCGCAGCCTGACCGAGCGCCCCATGCATGCCCTGAGGCGGTCCATGGCGGCGAGGGTTCCGGCGCGGGAGGGGCCGACCGCCGAGGCGTGGAGGACGACCGTGCGGGCCGCGTAGAGGATCTCCCCCTCCGGCACGTCGTGGGCGCCGTCCCCGGTCACGCGCTCGACCTGGGTCACCTTGAGGTCGGGCGAGTCCCACCAGCCCTCGATGCCCTCCGAGGTGACCATGAGGCCGTCGCGCGGCTCGGGGGCGTCCAGCCCGTCGAGCCTGAGCGTGGTCCCGCCGAACGAGAGCTCCGCGTACTCCACCTCGTGCATGTCAGATCGCCCCCGCGAGCCTGAGCGCGTTCCGGTTGATGATGGCGGCCGTGACGTAGGGGTCTGACGCCTGGATCGTCTGCTCGAACCTCTGGTTGACGGTCCTGCCGCCGGCGTTGCCGGACCACGCCATCCCGCCGAGCATGCCCATGATGTCGCCCGCGAGCTGGCCGATGTACGTCGTGTCGCGCGGGACGAGGTACTCGCCGCCGGCCTCGCCGAAGACGCCCATGGTTGGGGAGTCGACGTAGGCGCCGTTGGCGTAGAAGCCGATGGTCGGAAGGGAGAAGTTGGTCGGGTCGAGGTTGAACGACCCATCGACGTGCAGGCTCGGCACGTGGATGTTCGCGAACATCTCCGACACCTTCCCCGGTATGCCCTCGAAGAACGAGACTATCCCGTCTCCGATGCCAGAGAAGAAGCCGAGTATCGTGCCGGGCACGCCCGAGATGAAGGAGGTCGCCCGGTCGAAGACCCCGGTGACCCCCGACGTGAACGGTGCGAAGAACGCGACGATCCCGTCACCGATGCCAGAGAAGAAGCCCTCGATCGAGCCAGGCACGCCGGACAGGAACGACACGACGCCGTCGAAGACGCCGTTGATCGTCTCCGTGCACGCAGTAACGACGGCTCCGACCGTGTCGAAGACGGCGGCGAAGATGGGCGCGAGCACCTGCACGGCCGCCGACAGGAGCGGCATCACGACGGCCGCGACGACGTTGAGGACGGCCATGAGCGCGTTCACGTCATTGATCACGTGGGCTATGGCCGCACCGAGGACTGCCCCCAGCACGTTTGCGATCGCCATTAGCACAGGCTGCAGCGCTGAGAAGATTTGCACGAGCGGAGGCCCTACCACCGACGCGAAGACCTGGAACTGCGTCATGAGTGCCTGCAGCGGAGGCTGCACAGCATCGAGAATGGGCTTGAGCCCCGACATAAGCACTTGGCCGATCCCAGACAGCACCGCGACGAACGGGGTCGTGGCCCCCGACGCTCCGGAGAACGCCGCCCTGATGCCGTCTATCGCGCCCGCGAGGAAGTTGACGAACCCCGTGATCCCGGGCTTCACCACGTCGAGGCCACCCGTGAGCAGGCCGACCACCGACGCCTGGAGCTGGCCCATGGAGCCCTCGAAGGTCGTGGTCGACGTGGCCGCCTGCTGTGCCGCGTCGGTCATGCCGAGGCTCATGATGGCCTGGTTGAACTCGTCCGAGCTGATCTCGCCGTTCTCCATCGCGGTGGCGAAGTCGCCCGTGTACGCGCCCATGCTGGAGAGCGCCTGCTTGACCTGGCCCGCCGCGCCCGGGACGTCCTGGGAGAACTGGCGCCAGTTGTCACCCGTGAGCTTGGTGGCCGAGTTCGTCTGAGTGAGCACGAGGCCGAGGAGGGAGTACGTGTCCGCCGTGCCGCCGCTCGCGGCGTTGACGTTGCCGAGCGCCTCGGCCAGCTGCTCGGGTCCCTGCACGCCGTTCGATGCCAGCTGGGCCGTGATGTTCCGGATGTCGGAGAGCCCGTAGACGGTCTTGTCCGCGTAGTCCTGAGTCTTCTGCGTGAGGTCGTCGATGGTCGAGGTGTCGATGCCCGCGAAGTCCAGGGTCTGCCTGAACTTGTCCGTCGAGTCGCTGGCGGCCATCGCCTCGGACGCGAGCTGCTGGAACTGGCCTATCGCTGCGGTGGCCATGCTCGACACGAGGCCCCCGACGGCTCCCGCCATGGCCGCGGCCTTGGTGCTGACGCCGCCGAACAGGCCGCTCGCGGACTCCTCGGTCTCGCCGAGCCCCTTGCCGACGTCAGCGAGGCCCTTGCTCGCTTGCTCGAGGCGGGTCGCGGCCTCCTTGCCCAGGGCCTCGACCTTCTCCTTGAAGTCCGTGTCGTCCGCGTCGATGACGAAGGTGACCATCTCGTTTGCCATAGCTACCACGCCTCCCTCACGCGGGCGTTGCGTCTCTCCGTGGCCTCAGCGTCCGACAGAGGTAACGCCCAGGCGGCCGCCGCCCTCTCGTGGCCATCGCGCTCGGGCCTTCCGGCACCGCTCCCGATGGGCCGTCGGGCGGACATGGCGGTGGACACGAGCGAGCCCGGCGTGGCGCATATGCCGTCGAACAGCAGCGCGAAGCGCCACCAGTGCATCTGTGCGGTCGCGAGGTCGATGCCGTAGATGCGGCGGAAGTCCACGACGACGATGCCGGAGTCCGCCTCCCAGTCGAAGACGCGGGCGCGCGGCTGCCCCGCGTCCCGTTCCCCGTAGGGGAGGGCCGTCCGCATCGCCGCGTCGCGCCACCCGAGGGCCGCCGTGAGCGCCTCGTACCAGTGCCCCAGGACCTCCGGCGGGATGACGCCGTCGCGCGAGAACCACGATCCGAGCATCTCGTCGGCATCCACGAGCGGGATGCGGTCCCTGTCGCCCTGGAGGACGAGGGAGCGCACGGCCCTCTTCCAGCCCGTCCTGATGGGCACAGGGACGCCGCACACATTCACCTTCGATGGGGGGTCTCGCGTGAGCCAGTCCATCGCCTAGTCTTCGTCGCCCGTGTCGGCGAACTCGGCGATTCGTGACGTCATGGCCTCGACGCTCCTCTGGTCCGTCGTGTGCTCGAGGACGAAGCGGATGACCGCCACGATGCGCACGATGTTGAGCCGGTCGCGCCCTCCGACGAGCACGTCCACGGCGTCGGGCTCCACGAATGCGCTCGAGACGATGTCGGCGCCCTCCCGCGCGATCTCCTGCATGGCGTCGTAGGCCGCCCGCTCGTCCGTCTTCCCGGTCATCGCCTGGAGGTGGTCGACCCACGCCTTGCACTCGAGCGCGTAGGTCATGTTCCCCAGCTCGAGGTGGAGCGTGCGCCTCCCGACCCTCACCGCGAGAGTCGGGTTCTCGGGGATGTCCAGCGTGATCGTGTCGCCCATATGGCCTCCATGCCGTCTGCGTCTGCTGGTGGCATGGTCCCGCCGGGGTAACGAAGAGGCCGCCCCTAGGGACGGCCTCGGTGATGCCACGCCCGTCTGCCGGGCGGTCTAGGCGGTCTTGGCGGTGAACGTCTTCGTGGCCGGGTCGTACGTGCCGTACTCCCACTCGCCGCTCTTGTTCACGGTGTACGTGACCTTCGCGGGGTCGCCCGAGTCGCCCGAGATGGGGTCGGGGGTGAGGGTCGCCTCGGCCCGCTTGGCGATGAGGGCCGCCGCGGGGCAGGCCGTGCCGGTTGCGGGGTCGTAGTTGATGGTGCGCATGTACTGGCAGGGGATGTTGACCTCGTCCTCGTGGGCGAATATGACGCTCTGCACCTCGCCGGGGATCATGGCGTCCTGCTCGAACTCGATGGAGAGGGAGCGGCCCATGACGTACTTCGGCATCTCCTTGCGGTCGAGGTACTTCGGCTTGTACTCCGAGTCGTCCACCTTGGTGTCGGCCTTGGTGTCCTCGGTGACCTTCAGGGGCGTGCCGAACGTGCCGTCCGTGCCCTTGAAGGTCAGGTAGTGCTGGATCTCCCACGTGCCCATGAGCACGCGTGCCGTGGTGTCTGCCATCACTGGCTCCTCTCGATGTAGGTGAGGACGGCGATCATCTGGTAGTCCTCGGTGCCGTCCTCGTTGGTGCTGAACTTGTTCGGCCGCGCCGTGACCTCGTGCGCGTACCAGGTGACTCCGTCGGGCGCCTCCGGATAGCCCCTGCGGTCGATGGCGTCGGCCACCTTCGCGAGCTCGCCCATGGCGTCTATGCGCCCGCGCTCGTCGGACGGGTGGCATCTGAGGTACAGCTCCCAGCCGTACTGGTAGACCCCGCCTCCGGCCAGGTACCTCCGCACGACCGCCTGGGTCGGCGCCGGCTGGATCTGGGCTGAGACCTCGGCGATGGTGCTGAACTCCCCAACGGCCACGGGGACGGGGGAGAGTATCCCCTCGACCCACGACTCGACCTCCTGTGTGACGTCGGTCACCTGCCGCCTCCCATCGCGGACCTGAACATGGCCGCCCAGGCGGTGCCGCGCACGGCTGCGGCCGCGACGGCCCAGTGGGAGCACGTACCCGCGGTCGTGTGGTGCAGGGAGCCGTCGTAGTACTGCCGCCTGGCGTAGCGGCTCGTGTCCTCGGTCCCGCCCCACTCGAGCGTGGCCTTTCCGTCCGACAGCACGGTGCGCCCGGAGTCGCGAAGCGAGTTCCCGGCCGTCTTCTTGCCGTCGTACGGCACGAACCGCTCGCAGTCCGCGAGGGCGTTCTCGGCGACGGTCCCGAGCGCCGCGTTGAGGTTCCTGCGCTCGTCGGGGAGCACGCTGCCGAGGTTGATGCCCTTCAGGGATATCCTCACCGCGCCGTCACCTCCATGTGCTCGAAGCGGCCGTCGTCGGTCCACGGCTGCACCCGCGACACGCGCATCGCCGCCATGGGCGGCTCCGCCTCGGACGACGGGCCGACCATGATGCGGTCCCCCGCGGCGATCGTCGGCTGCGACCACAGGTAGGCAGTCATCTGGTCCTGGGTGGTGGCCCCCACGGAGCCGGGAACGCTCCCAGCGGACCAGTCGACGCGCACGTTGGTCACGATGGTGCGGTGCCACTCGGCCGCCTTCGGCGTGCCCGCGTCGTGCCAGATGGTGACTGTGTCCCGCTCGATGGCCATGTCAGCACCCCAGCCCGCAGTAGAGCAGCCCCGTGCCCGTGAGCCACGGAGCCACCGCGTCGGTGTCTCCCCTGGCCGCTTGGGCGTCGGTCCACGTCTTCGAGGTGCCGCCTATGGTCTGGCTCTTGAGGCCGTCGTGCGACCCGTCGGCTCCGGTCACGTGGTCGGCCATGGCGCAGAGGGCCATCGACCACGCCCCCGAGCACCTGTCGGGCACGTCCTCGCCCGTGATGGCCACGAGGCGTGCGCGCGCGGCGGGGAGGGCGTCCGCGAAGGCGTCCTCCCCGAGCTTGCCGCGATACCCGTTTGGCGACGCGTAGGTGGTGTATGTCAGCGTCGGGGCCGACATTACGCGGCGGCCTTCTGGTGCAGCACGCCCGCGGCCTTGGTGGCCTTGAGCGCGCAGCCGCAGACGAACTCCGCCTCGGTGTTCTTGACGGCGCCGGGCGCGGACCAGTCGGGGAGGCTGACGGTGATGGCCGAGCCGCCCTTGAGGGTGATGCCGTGGAACCCGTCCATGCCGAGGCAGGCGGCGTAGACGTCGTTGTTCGTGATGCAGCCGTCTCGCATCTCCTGGATGGGGATGTTGTCGTAGGTCTGCACGGGGCGGCCCGCGGTCTCCATGGTCTGGGTGCCGAGGCCGAGGACGCGCATGATCGCGTTGATCCTGACGTGCATGGCGGGGGAGACGAGCAGGACGTCGGGCGTGCGCATGAGCGAGGACAGGAGCGTGTCCATCTCGGTCGTGAACGCGAGGGCCGAGGTCTGGGTGATCGTGGCGAGGTCGACGGCGGAGGTGTACTCGGTGGAGCTGCCCTTGACGGCCTTCGCGAGCCCGTCGAACGCCTTGGTCTCCGTGTCCTTGTCGCCGCCGACGACCTGCTTGTTGAACGCTCGGATGATGGAGTTCTTCTCGTCCTCGAGGTTGGCCTCGTAGACGTCGTTCGCGGCGTCCCTGGCCACGCGGTCCATGGGGAACGACGCGGAGAGGATGCCGACGTTGGTCGTGACCTTCTCGAAGGTCACCTGGGAGGTCGTGGGCTCCTCGTTGAGGGAGCGGAACGCGGCGCTCATCGGGGTCTTGATGCGCTTGTAGCCGTACACCATGTCGCTGGTGCCGTTGGGGGTCATGCAGTCGTCGAACGTCATGGCCCCGAGCAGGTAGCTGTCGGTGATGATCTCGTTGATGAAGCCCTGTACGAGCTTGTCGCCGGAGTTCGTCGCGAGCTCCGTGAGGGTGATTGCCATTTCTTCTCCCTAGGTCCTGGAGGCGAGCCCGTCCCTGATGGACCTCGCCTCGGTGTTCGCCCCGCCGGCCGGCCTTCCGCCCGTCGACAGGTGCCTCTTCTCCTGTGCCTGTGCCTTGAAGAGGTACGGCTTGGCCTCCGCGAGCTTGGACACGTCGCCGCCGTAGTCGTCGAGGCAAGCCCTCGCGGCCTTCGCGTCGATGCAGCCCGCGGCGGTGAGCTCGGTGTTGAGCTTCTCGTCGGCGAGCTGGCTCTTGAAGTCCTCGATCTCCTTGCGCAGCTGCGCGGTCTCGTCACCCGAGGCGGCCTTGGCGTCGTTCTGCGCCTTGAGCTGCTCCCTGAGTTCCGTGATCTGCTTGTCGCGCCGCTCGATGTCGCGCTCGTACTGGTGGCGGTTGACCGTGCCCTCCGTCGCGTCCGGGTCCTGGGGCTTGCCGCCCTCGCCGTCCGCGCCCTCCTGGGGCTTGGGGTCCTGCTTCGGGTCCTGGGGATTCGCTCCCTCGCCGGCCTTGGGGTCCTGGGGCTTCGCACCCTCGCCCGCTGCTGTTGCAGGGTCCATCTCGTACCTCCTCTTCGGCATGCCGGGGCGGGGATGCCCCGACGATAGGAGGGTCTGCCATGGGTAACGTCTCAAAGGAAGAGGCCCCCGCTGGTGCGAGGGCCTCTGGCGTGCGAACGTGTGTGGGCGGGCCTAGGAGGTTTTCCTCGCGTTCGCGATCTGAATCGCCTTCACGAACAGGTCGTAGTCGTGGCTCCACTTTTTCGAGTCGATGAAGTCGAGCATCTCCTGTACCTCGTCGTCCCCCCTGAGGGTCGAACCGATACCCACCACGAAGTCACTGTCGTTGAGAATCGCGTAGAGCGAGCTCTTCAGCTTCCGCTGCTTCTCCGTTAGGTTTCCCGTCATCATCCTCACCGCCATACCTCATCTATCGGTACCTTACCGATGATTGAGAAGTCCCTGTTCTCCCAATCGTTTTCGAAGGTGTAGATGTAGTTACCTAGCGCCTTCCACGCGACTGGCCTTCCCTGCATTTCCTTGCTCAGGCTGGTCGAGATCTCCGACATGACCTGAGCATACTCCCTTGGTGGAAGCCTCAGCTCTGGGAGCGGAGATATCCCGAGCCTCCCGTATTCGACCCCGGTCGATGTCGCCGTGCTCGTTCCGGAGCTCACGTCACCTCGTTCCATGATCGAGACGAACGAAGGGTCGAGGATCGAAGTCTCTCCTTTGACGTAGGCGGAGAAGCTCTCGGCGATGTACTCGCTCGTGCTCGCGTTGGCATACCCGGAAATGCGGGGGGCGTAGGTCGACATGGACTTGCCCATGGCGTTGTGCTCGGAGGCGCCAAGCATCGTCCACTCCGCGTGATGGCCCATCTCGTGGACGGTATAGTCATGCACGGTGCCGTCGCCGACGAGCGACCTTCCCGCGGCCTTGTACCTCGTCGCGAGCTCGAGCTGCCTGCCTCTCAGCTTGTCGAGGTTGTCCATGACGATGTCCCATGCGCGCGAAGCCTCCCCGTTGTGCCCGGCGAGCGTCTCGGCGTTCTTCAGGATCTCCTTGTTCAGGAAGATCCCGTGCTCGACCGGGTTGTAGGCCATGATCGCGTCGGAGTCCGAGAACACCTTCTTGCCCTGCGCCGACTTAGGCGATATCGCCTTGATGCCGGAGAGCTTCGGCATGTCGAACTTCGAGTAGATCTCGTCGAGCGTCCTGTTTACCTCGTTCGCGGTCTCGGTCGACAGTCCCTTGTAGTTCGCCTGCCCCTTGAAGGTGGGGGAGAACCCGCCCTGCTTGATGAACCTTCCTGCATATCCCTGTGCCTCTTCGACCGTCTTTGCAGGAGAGAACGTCGGGCTCGGTGATGTCGTCTTCGCCTTCGCCGTCGGGTTCGGGTACTGCCCATGCCACTTGGGCGCGTTGAAGTCGACCCGGCCGAGTCCCCTCGGCTGCTGTGCGACCCCGTACGCCCTCTCGCGCTCGTAGTCGCGTCGTAGTCCGGTCGTGGCGCAATGTGCCCTCAGGCTGGCCTGTGCGCGCCCCAGGCGGTACCTGTCGGCGGTCATGTCGAGTCCGCGTTCCTGCCCGAGCGCGACCCTGCGCTTGAGTTGGCGGACCTTCCGCTCCATGCCGCGCTGCCTCTGCTTCGCGGCGTAGTACTCGTCCGAGCTCATGCCGACGCGCTCCTCCTGCTCCGAGAAGTCGGTCGAGGGGAGCTGGCTGTAGCCGGGGACGTAGGGCGTCATGGAATGTAGGCAGTTCACGCCGCAGAGCCTGTCACCCAGGGCGGCGTGCGGGCCGGTGCCGTGGTATCCGGTGCCCTCGTCGAGGCTCGGGTATCGCTTGTCCCTCCCGGAGCGCGAGTAGACCTTCCCCTGCCACTCAGCGTGTGACGGCCGCGCCCCGAAGTGGGCCGACACCATCACGAGGTCGCAGCCCCACTCGTCGCATCTGCGATTGAGGAGGTCGGCCTTGGCCTGGTTTGACTGGGAGACGACGTGCCTGCGGGTCGCGGCGTCGATGGTCGTGCGCACGCCGGAGCGGTAGTCGATGGTCTCGAGCCCTGCGTCGGACAGGCGCGAGATGGCGTCCTCCATGACCTCGCGGTAGCCCTTGCCCATCTCCATACCGGTGACCGCGTCGGACGTGACCTTGTACCACATGTCCGCCACGTCGTCGGCGAGCGCCACGTTCTGCCGTCTCATGACCTCCGACATGCCGCGTGCAGCCTCGTTGAGCTCGTTGTTGGCCTTTGTGGTGAGGCTGGTGAGGCCGTGGTCGTAGCCGTACGCCTTCGCCAGGGACGAGACGAGGAGCTCGTCCTCGCCCCGCATCGCCTCCGTGAAGGCGTCCTGCGTCTCCTTGGTGACCTTGCCGCGGAACCTGTCCCACGCCTGCATCGCGACGATCTTGGAACGGGACGCGAGCACCTGGAGGCGGTCGGGGTTCGTCACGGCCTCGTCGAGCATGTCGAGGAAGCGTTCGGTGAGGTAGGCGACGTAGCTCTGCTCCGAGCCACGCACCAGCGTCTCGGCGAGCCCGTCGAAGGCGTCCGTGGCCATGGGCTACGCCTCCTCCGGCACCGCCTGCTGGGAGCCGACGAGCGCCTTGGCCGACGCCTCGTCCATGCCGTAGTAGCGCACGGGGTAGAGCCACGCCGGGGCGAGCCCGCGGCTGATGTCGTCCTTCATGAGCGCGCGCTCGGTGGCCGTGTCCTCCACGATGGAGTCGTCCCAGCGCACGTCCACGTCGAGGGACGAGGGGACGATGCCGCGCAGGGCGCACTCGGCGGAGTACGCCCCGGAGAACAGGCGGCGCAGGCTCTCGCCGACGCCCTGCTCGTGCTTGCGCACCGTGCGGAAGAGCTGGCTGTTGTCGGAGCTGACCTCGGTCGCCGTGCGCAGGCCCTGCTGGCGGCTGTAGCTGAGGTAGTTGGGGCCGAACCCGCACTTGGCGCTGAGCAGCGACAGCGCGGAGTTGATCGCCGCGTCGCTCTCGTCGGCCCCCAGGGGAGGGGCATAGACGGTCATGGGGCTCTTGCCGTCGATGGTGCTCCTCACCGGCCTGAACATCTTCTGGTCGATGGTGTCGCCCAGGAGCGGCTCCCCGGTCTTGGGGTCGCGCATGAGGCCCGACTCGTCGACGATGACCCTCGGCTGGCAGAGGCGCAGCATCCAGTAGCTGCGGTCGAACGCCTCGTCGACGCACTTGATGGCGTCGATGCCGTCGTCGTAGACGCTGACTCCGAGCGGGCAGGCGTCCTGGTAGGTGTTGGAGATGGCGGGGCGCACGAGCGCGTAGGTGGGCAGCGTCGAGCCCGTGTCGAGGTCGGGGAGCACGGAGTCGGTGGCGACCGGGACCTGGTGGTTCCTGCGCCCGAAGAGCCACGTGCGCACGTGGTAGGTCCCCCTCGTCTCTCCGACGGGCTCGTGCACCTGCAGGCGGTCCAGCAGGACACCGCCCACGAGGACGGTGTCGACGAAGGCGCAGGAGACGGAGGAGTCCACGTCGGAGAGCAGCGGGCAGATGCCGCCCGCGTCGTGCCACGAGAGTCGCACCATGGCGTCCTCGAGCGTCTCGCCGTCGGTGGTGAGGCCGAAGTCGCACGACCAGGCCCCCGTGCCCAGCGCGAACGCCAGGGCGAGGTGGTCGGCCTCGGTCCCGACGAAGTCCCCGAACCGCTCGTCGAGCCACGAGTTGAGGGGGTCGTCCTCGGACGCGATGACGGTCTTCTCGTCCATGACGAGGCTCGCCCACTCCTCCGCGACCATGCGCGCCGGGCGCAGGGACAGGTGCCCCTCGGGGGATCCGCCGCGGCCCGTGTCGAGGCGGTCGGAGGCGTAGAAGTCGTTGTCGACCTGGTACCAGCTCCACCACGCCTTGACGTGCTCGTCCATGACGTTGCCCGGGCGGTACCCCATGCGCCTGAGGGCGGTCACCGCCCAGCCCGGGAAGCCGTCGACCCGCTTGTCAGCCATGAGACCTCCTACACCATCGCCCTGTCGCCTATCAGGCTCGCGCAGGCGTAACGCAGCGCGTCGATGGAGTGGTTGTCCCTGTCGGGGAGCGCTCCCGTGACCTCGCCGTCGCGGGTGAGCGCGTACTGGTAGGCGGGGATCTCCCTGGCCGCCAGCTCGCAGCGCGGGTCTATGACGATCGCGGCGCGGTCCTGCAGCCAGCGCACGGAGTTGCGCACGTTGTGCGCGCCCTGCTTCGGTGCCGACACCGCCTGGATGCCCACCTCGCGGTAGTCGGCCACGCTCTTCGGCTCGGCGCCGTCGCACATGACCGTCGCATAGGGCTCGGCGTCCTCCACGACCTCCCCGTCGTCCGCCACGAGCGCCCTGGCCATGCGGTCCGCCACCATGCGGGCGGTCTCCGCGTTGGAGAGGCCGTGCCCGTGCATCTCGTCCAGGACCCAGAGCGTGCGCGTCGCGGGGTCGTAGGCGGCCATGAGCCACACCCACGGGTCGGTGGAGAAGCCCCAGTCCACCCCGTAGACGTGGCGCTCGAGCTCGCGGCGCTCCGCGTCGGTGACCTCGCGCACCGTGGCGCGGGCGAAGACCTCGGCCCCGTAGCCCACGGGCTCGCCCAGGTACTCGTGGCGGTAGCTCTCCTCGTCCGCGAGCCTCAGCGCCTCGGCGTCGTCGCGGAGCTGCTGCGGGACCCACTCGCGGGGCATGTCGAGGTAGCTCGAGCGGTGGACCTCGAGCCCCGCGGCCTCCCTGCGCGCGATCTCGGCGTTGGCCCACGAGTCCCGCGATCGGGGAGGGTTGAAGGTGACGAACCGGAAGAAGGGGCCGGGACCGCGCGTGGTCGACTGCTCGGCCGTGCGGATGGCCGGCATGCCGGAGAGCTGGTCGGCCTCCTCGAACCACTGGTAGGCGAAATAGGTCCCGGCAGGCGCCTTGACGGCCTTGGTCTTGTCGGCCGAGTCCATGCCGTGGAAGAGGGCCACCTGTCCGGTCTCGCGCCTCGTGACGGAGAGCGGCGATGTGCGGAACGTCCACTCGTCGGCCACGCCGAGCGCGCCGAGCGCCCAGGCGAGCTGCTCGAAGACCCCCTCGCGCATGTCCTTCTGGCGCTGCATGACGACGTAGGCGGAGCGGTCGGGGTGCCGCGTCATGCCGTAGGCGACCTCGAGCGAGACGTGCGAGCTCTTGCCTGACGAGCGTCCGCCGAACTCCCACCACTCGCCCCCGACGTCCCTGGCAACCTGCCTGTGGGGCGCGAGGAACGGTGGCGCGACCAGGAGGCCGAAGTCCGCCACGGCGGCGGGGGCGTCCGTCGGGGCGTCCGCCGGCAGGGCGTCGAGCAGGGTGCGGCCGATGGAGGAGACGGCCTGGACGCCGACCTGCGTGATGCTCAGGCGGTTGCTAGCCTGAGCCCTGCGGAAGGTCTCGCCCATGCCCGAGAGCACCTCGGCCCGGGTGAGCGTGGCGGCCTCCGCCGCGGCCCGCTTGAGGGCGTCGAGCCTTTGCTTGACCTTTGCATCCGCCTCGAGCTTGGACGCCGCGCAGTCGACGGCGTTGTCGGACCAGCCCGCCCTGCTCGGGTAGGCGGCCAGCATCGCCTGGCGCTGGGTCCTGCCGCCGGCACGTTCCTGGCAGTAGCGCTCGCGCCGGGGGTTGTCGAGCGGCTGTGTCCCCGTGTTCTCCATGGCCACAGCGTGCGCCGCAGGTCACACAAATGGCCGCCCATTTAGGGCGGCCATCCTTGGTGCGGCCGTATGTCTCGAAACCCTATTTGTTCCTTTTGATCTCTTTCGTTTTGTCAGGAACATCACCATCGCTCGATGAAGATCGTCTCGACGACTGGTTCTTGGTGAGGGCGGGGATGATGTTGATCGAGGCAAGCCCGCCTATGATAGTAGCCACAGAAACCGGATTGTTGGTGACTACCCCAACGACGATTGCCCCGACCACAAGCATAAGATTTAAAACTCCGGTCCATGTCACTGCCCGGTTGGTCTGGTTGATTTCAGCCTTCGTATAGTCGTTCATTCGGTCGGAGTTCTGCTGGTCGATTACTACTGAGGCTGCGATTACCTTTTCGTTGATGGCAAGGTTACGATCAGCCCATTCGACGATTTTGTCTTGTACCTTGTCCGGATAGCCGTTGAAGTCCTTTGGCATCGGAAGAGCGCCCGACCACGACACGGATCTCGTCAAAACTATGTCAGGGTGACTATTCTCACTGACATCGTGGTACTCGGTCTGATCGTCTATTGATTCCTCGCGCGTTTGCTCGATTTTCCGCTCGTCAGAACCTTTGCGGCTCTGACCGTCACCATCTGGTTCGTCGTCCTTTCGGACTGGTATTTCATCTTCGAGATCGTCGGCCTCATGTCCAGGCTCGGCCACACCATCTGGGTTGACTTCGTTAGTTCCATCTCCCACGACCTCCTCCTTCTCCGTATCCTAATGAGGGTACAATCATACCCATTCTCGGGACATGAGTTGTGGAGCTTTGCGAACGACCCACCTAGCTGCACGAATGCCTTACCCGCCGTCTTTCCCGCGGTGCCTCGCCTTGAACCTCGCCTGTCTGAGCGCGTTGTCCTTGCGGGACAGCTCGCCGCCGTGCTTGGCCCGCCACTCGCGCTCCTCGAGGGCGCACGCCTTGCACAGCCCCCACCTGCGGGCGTCGGCGGCCTCGGTCCACACGGGGTGCTCCCCGCACCTCTGGCACAGCGGCACGGCGTCGGGGGACCAGCGCCCCATGCGCTTGCGCTGGCTCCTGATGGCCTCGACCGAGTGGCGCGGCACGATCTCGTGGATCTCCGCCGCCGTCCAGTCGGGATGCTGCCGGATGGCCGCCACCTCGTCCGTGGTCCACGTCAACCAGGATTTCGGAGAACTTGCCCCAGTTGCCCCAAATGGGGCATCTCCGATACCGCTACTCACCATCCGCCCCTCCTGTTCCAGTCGCCCGGCAGGTCTATCGTCATGGGTCTGCGGGCCTGCCTCGACCCCTCCCCGTCGCCGAACGTGCAGCCGTCGCCCGGGTCCACGTCGATGCCGAACCTCGTGCAGCGGAACCTCTCCTCCGTGACGAAGCCCGCCGTGCGCAGCACGCCGCACGACGAGCACGTGGGGCACCTATGGCACCGCCTACCCGACATGCCCGGCTGCCATGGCGGCGTCCCGCACGGACTCGGACAGCCGCCTGCACTCCTCCACGGCCTCGGCGAGCGACACCACGTCGTCACCACCTCCAAGGAGCTCGTGCTCGTACACGTAGCCCAGGGCGTCGCCGATGGTCTGGAAGTAGCGCTCGACCGGGTACCAGCCGACGGTCCCCATGTTCTTCCCCGTCGCCGCCGCGTGCCTGTGCCGGATTGTCCAGTTGAGACGGTCGTATCTCGCTATGCGCCAGTCACCTATCTCGATGATCATGATTTCCTCCCTGTCTCGAATCCGTCAGAATGCCCCTGTGCGTGTCGTATCGCTGCACAGAAGCCCGTTATCTCGTCATCTCGATACTTGTCCATGTGCGATGTGCCGATGGCTTAGAAAGGCTCTCAGTCATTCCGTCTCGCCACCGTCCCCCGTGCGTCCGGACGGGGGACGGCCTTCCTCGCCGTGCAGACGGGCGTGGCGTCGGGGTCGTCCGGGTCGAGCACCATCTCCGCCACGTCCTCGTATCCCGCGCCGAACCGCGCCTGGATGTCGCAGGGCGTCGAGCCCGGCTCGGGCGCGTACGGCTCCTCGGAGAGCGACCACCCGTGGTCGTGCCTGCAACCCTTGCACACGTCCTCGATGACCTCCTGCGGGTCGATTCGGTAATCCTGGAGCTTCTCGGTGAGTTTGCTCATGCGGACGCCACCTCCGTCCTGAACGCACGCAGCCTTCCGCCCCTGTCCCTCCTGCGCGCCACCTTCCAGCGTCTGCGCGCCCCGGAGATCGCGAGCGTGAGCCTCGCGCACTGTCTCGCCGCCAGGCACGTGTCGCGATCCGCGTACCCGGGACCGTGCGCGGAGAGAATCCCGTGCTCGGCCAGCGTCATGAGGACGAGGTTGTCGGGATCGAAGTTCCCCCTGTCGTGGTCGGCGAAGACCACCACCGAGCCGTCCGGTACCGGGCGTCCGTTCGCCTGCTCCCACACGAGCCTGTGCTTCGGCACCCAGTTGTCGTGCGCCGAGCGCGGGTCGCGCTTGCGCCGCGCCACCTTGACCTCCACGTATCCGTCCTTGCTGACCCGCTCCGTTCCGAGCGGCTGGTGTCCGTTGTGCGGCATGAGCCCGGGCCTGAACTGCGTCGCGCGCGAGCGCTCCTGGCTCTCGGGGGACATGAACTCGTCCCACGTCCTCCCCTTGTTCGCCGACTCGTGCCCGGGCTCGAAGCGGCCCCCGTGCGTGCCGCTCCTGACGCCGAGCGCGTGCTTGCGGTTGGCGACCTGGGAGACGGTCAGCTCGACGCCGAAGCGCTCCTCGAAGGCCGCCCGTATCTCGGGCTCGGTGTGCCCAGGGACGAAGGCGCGCATGAACCCGTCGCGCTCGGGGGTCCACACGGAGGCCGGCCCATACGTCACCCGGCTCATGACTCGTCCCCGTCCGTGAGCATCGTGGGCAGGGAGGCATGTGCGCTCAGGGCGTTGTCCTGGAACTCGGCCGCCCTGAGCGCGAGGTTACCGTTCGCGACGATCGCCTGGGCGGTCGCGTTGATGGCCTTCGCCCTCGTGATCTCGCTCGAGAGCGCCTCTCCCGTCAGGTCCTCGTCGGAGAGGCGCTCCATCTCGGCGAAGAGGTGGTTGTTCAGGTCTCCCAGCTTGTTCCTCATGCGGCGCTCCCCTCGGGACGGGTCCTGGACGAAGTTTTCGACATTTTCAGATTCCCCTCTCACAAGTACGGTTAGGTGTTCTATTCCATATCCAAATCAATATCTAAGGACTTGGGGTGGCTCTGGGTATCCGATTGGGTACCCCAGTGGGTATCCGTGCAGCTAGAGCTATGTGTGGAACCCGCCCTTCTTGCCGTTCGCGCGGTTCGCCCGGCACCTCGTCTGGTACGCCTGGACCTGCTCCCACACCGCATTGTCGAAAACCTCCCCCCGAGTTTTCAACACCTCGCCATCGACGCATCCCGCGTCGGCCAGGAACTCCAGGAACTCGCGGCACTTCGGCGCGCTCATCCCGAGGGACGCCGCGAGGGACTGCAGCTGCCAGCGCTCGCCCACCGGCATGGTCGCCCCGGGGGAGTTGGCGAGGAGCTGCCTGAGCCCCACGAGACGCCCGTAGCCGGCCCACCCGAAGCGACCCCTCACCGCGGTCGCCCCGGGGTCGAACGACGCCTCCCTCGAGCCCACGCGGATCCACCGCGGGAACATCTCTGTGTTTGATAGCCTCTAAGATGCGGGTTTGAGCGAGGCTCCCTTTCGGGTTCGAGCACGAAATTCTTTCGGGTATGAGCATGGGCACGCCGACCACCCCGCGGAGGCCGTACCTTGTCGTT